TGATTGAAAGAAAACACATGCAACAAAAGGGTGAATTACTATTTCCAGTTATGGGTCCCAACCTTCAATATACCAAGGAGCAATTGCATTACCAGAGATCTGAGAGCGTGGAATATACTCACAGAGGTGAAAAGCTCAAAGTGCCTGGAAACCTGAGGTATGGCTTTAAAACCCTCCAAGGCGATTGTGGACTCCCTGTAGCAGTTATAGATCCCCGTACACGGGGTCCAAAGATTGCTGGTTTCCACGTTGCTGGGTCCCCAAGTATCAATCTGGGTATCTCGTATCCACTTGATCGCGAATTTGTGGAAGAGATAATTGCCCACTTTGACAACCGTGGGTTAGTTCAGAGCCAGTTCGCCATTGATGCAAAGGCTATGAGGGAGCTATCAATCAGCACTGAAAGGGGCTGGAATGACCTATTTGATGTTCCTGATAGTATGAAGATACCTGGCAAAGTCAATCTTGGAATTGTTGAGGGTGTTCGCTGTGCTGGTAACAGCTCTATCGTCCCATCCCCCCTCTTCAAGAACATAGATTTTGCCCCAAAGACCAAACCTGCCCGCCTAAGGCCATTTACCTGTGGGGATGACGTCATTGATCCTCACTCTATAGCTATAGGAAAGTACCACCACTCCGTACCACAGTTTGATCTTGATAGGTTAGACATATGTGTGCAGGATGTCACAAGAATGATTGTGAATGATGAATTGGGCAGGAATACCCCCCTCCTCGGGCGTACACCTCTTGGATTTAGGCAAGCGGTCGAGGGTGCGCGTATTGAGGTTGATGGCCAACTTGTGGGCGTTGAGGGAATGAGTGGGATGCCACGTTCCACTTCTGCTGGATACCCATATTGCATGCTTGTCTCCTCAAAGGGAAAGAAAGAATTCTTTGGCGAGGATGATGAATATGATTTTGACACCCCAGAGGCACGTAGATTGGAGTCCGAATATAACACGGTTGTGTTGAAGGCAAAGGAGGGCGTGAGAATGCAACACGTGTTTATGGATTTCATGAAAGATGAACGCAGACCAAAGGAGAAAGTGGACGCTGGTAAGACGCGGAATATATCAGCATGTCCAATACTCCTTGCAACGTGCCTCAGGTCATATTTCGGAAGCTTTATATAGCATTTCATGGCTAATAGAATTTATAATCAGAGTGCCATGGGTGTCAATGTGTACAGTGAACAATGGGATCTCATCGCCGAGTACCTTGGTAAAGACTCGAGATATATAGCGGGAGACTTCTCGAACTATGATGGTAAGTTACCCTACTGCGTCATGATTCGTTTTCTGATACAGTCACTGAGTTCTATCG